GGTGCGCCGAACGCGTCGCCCCCGGACGGGCCGGGCCGCGTCTGGAACTTCTGGTGGCGGCCGGTGAACTCGGCGACGTGCGCTTCGAGCTGCTGCGCGAAGTCGGGCGCGTCGGGATTGAGTTCGGAGTCGGCGAGCGAGTCGAGGAACGCGACCGAGTCCAGGAGACTGTCGGCGTCGACGCCGAGCCGCGGCGCCATGCGCAGCAGCTTGTTCTCGACGGCGGTCTCCCACGCCTGGGCGCGGAACTGTTCCAGTTGCGCGCCGAGCGCTTCCGGGTTCGGGGCCTCGGTCCCATCGGACTTGAGCCCGAGCGCGGTCAGTACCTTGTCGCGCTGCTCGGCGGCCGCCTGGGCCTGCTGCTGCGCGGTCTGGTACTTGGTGCGGTAGTCCGCTTCCTTGCTGCGGCCCTTCTTGATGGCCGCCTGCGCCCACTCGGGGAGTGAGGCGATGTCCTGCGGCTCTTGGGGAGCCTCGGTTCCCTGCTGCTGGGGTTCGGCCGGCGCCGGGCCGGGGTCCCCCGCGTCGGTCGGCGCGCCTGGCGCCTCGGACGGCTGGGTCATGGTCGTGTCCTCTCGGGACGGTGAATGGTGCGGTTCTTCCAGCTGGTGCTGGGAGTCTTAGCGGCGCTTGCGCGTGAGCTTCGCGAGCTGCGCCGGGGAGGGAGCCTTGCCGTGCATGACCCGGTAGTTCGCGACGAGGGTGTCGATCTCGGCCTGGCTGTACTTTCCGGACTTCACGGATGAGAGCGGCACTTGGCCGGTCGTGCCGCGCTTCGCGGCTGCCTTCTTCGCAGTCGCGCCAGAGCCGATCTTGCGAGAGGCGCCCTTCTTGGCGGGCTTCTTCGGGGCCTTGGCCTTGTCGGCGGCGTCCATCTTGGCGAACGCGGCCCGCCGGGATTTGAGGGGCAGGTCAAGGAAGTTCACGGGTTCTCCTAACGGGCCTGGTTGATCTGCTCGCGCGCGGGCTGGCGTTGCGCCCCCGAGGTTCTGACGTGGTCGCGGATGCGGGCCTGCTTGGCGCGGACCTTGCGGCCGATGGCCTGCTTCGCGGCGGGGTCAATGACCGCGGACTCGCGGAGCTTGAGCTTCCGCAGCTCGCGTTCCAGGCGGCGGAGGGTCTGCCGGTCCTTGTCGCCTACGGGGTCGGCGGTGTGGATCGGGACTTTCGTGACCCCGGGCAGGTACATGGCGATCCGGTGCCTGCAGTTGGGGTGGAACAAGCCTGCGGCGGTCGCGGAGGCGACAGTGCCCTTGACGTCGATGCGAAGCATGACGCCGTCCTCGATCGCGTGCTCCTCGAACCGGACGCCGGCGGGCCCGTCGATGGCGAGGATCTGGCCCTCCCACGGCCTGCAGCGCTGGCATTCCTCGCGGGCGTCGGAGACGATCACGAACTCGGCGCCGGCTTGGCGGATGCGGTCGAGGTGGGCCTGGATGCCCGCGTGGGCCACGGTGGTGCGGGTCGCCATCTCCGTGTACGAGGCAAGTTCCCACTTTCGCCCCGACCGGTCGGTGAAGCCGACGACGCCCTTGGACAGCAGGTGCTCCCAGGCGACCTGCGCCGCCCTGAGCCGGGTCTTGAGCCCGGCCAGGACATCGAACGCGGGCTGCGCCATGACCTCGCGGTAGGCGTCCTGTTGCCAGCGCATGACGTTCAGGTCCGTGGAGGACATGCGCTGCGTGAACTCTTGCGCGAGGGCCATGATCGAGTCGATGCCGGGCAGGTCGGCGCGGACGCGGTTCACGGCGACGGCGATGCGTGCGTCGCGGCGTTTCGCGTAGCCCAGGAGCCACCGGATTGCCCTGATGACGCGGGAGCGTTGAGCGAGCCAGTCCCCGAAGGAGTCGCCGGAGAGGCCCGCGAGTTCATCGACAGCCGCTTGGGAACCGCGGGCGTAGGCGAGCATGAGGGCTCGCTCGATCTCGCGCCTGCGAGGGCCTTGGAGCCCGGCCAGGACGGTCTCGGCTTGGCGGCGGACCTCGGCGAGGGCTTGGAGCCGGTTGTCCTGCCCTGTCGTGATGTCGGTACGGATGCGGCGGGCGAGGTTCTGCGCGAGGCGGGTCTCTGCGTCGCGGTAGAGGTCCGCGAGAGTGGTCGCGAGGCCTTCGGCGAGGGTGCGGTCGACGGGCACGGGCTACTCCCGGGAGTCGAGCGCGTGGTGGATGATGCACCAGCCCATGGAGCCGTCATCGCGGGGCACCGGTTCAACCGTTGGCCCGCAGATGCAGTCGTCGGGTTCGTGCTCGACCAGGTCCCCAAGGGGATGGACATGCACGTCGTTGTTGTCGAGCTGGACGGTCTCCCACACGGCTACTCGCCTGCGGGTTCGTCGGCTGGCTCTTCGGTGGGGTCGGGTTCACCAGGCTGGTCTTCGCCGAACGATCCGCCGCGGAAGTCGCCGGGGTCCTCGGCCTGACCGATCCCGTGCTCGGTCTTGATTCGCTCGACCTCGTCCGCGACCTCGGTCTTGCCCCACTCGGGGTGGAGGGTCTTGACCTTCGTCTCGATCGACACCGCGCGTGCGCCTTCGAGGGCGACGAGGGTGCGCGCTTCGGTCTCGGGGTCGATGTCCGCGCCGCCGCCCCACGAGATCGTCAAGGGCGCTTCGGGATTGACGGTCCAGCCGAACTTGGCTTTCCCGACGCCCAGGAGCGCGGCGAGGATGTCGGCGAGCGCGGGACGCCAGTACCCGGACTTCTTCGCCCGGGTCACGTCGTCTTTGGAGTCGAGCGAGTTGACCTCGGTCGCGGTGGCCTGCTTGACGCCCTGGTCGAGGCCGAACGTCCGGCCCGAGTAGCCGGCGGAGGTGACGATGTCGCCCTTCAACCGGTCGACGGTCCGGTCCAGTTCGTCCACGGGGATGTCGAATTGGACCTGCTCGATGTTCACTTGCCCGTCGATGGTCTCGATGGGCTGGAACACTTCCTGGTCCCAGTCGAAGATCGCGCCCTCACCCGGGCCTTGGTCTTTCAGGTACTGGCGGGGGACGATGATCTTCCCCTGCGACTGGTCGACCGCTTTCATCCACGCCGAGTAGGTCAGGTCCAAAGCGTCGAGCATGGTCTCGAGCCCGGAGTAGTCGGACACGCCAAGGTTGTGGGCTTCGGGGACGTGCCGCCAGATCCGGTTCGGCTTCACGTTCGGGACGTACACGCACGTCAAGTGGTCGGTGCCGGTTAGGACTTCGTTGCCGTTGGTCACGGCGATCTCGGCGGTCTCGGGGTAGTCCGTGAGGGGGACGACCTGGCCGAGCTCGGTCACCGAGCCGACGTAGACACCGTGAAGGATCTTCCCGGACTCGTGCCGCTCCAAGTGCCGGACGACCCGCTGGCCTTCATGCCGGATGACGCGCCACACGGTGGCGGCGGTAAGGCGGCCCATGCGCCACTCCGGGACGACAGCGTCAGGGTGGGTCGCGGCGATCCTCGGCCCGTCCTTATCCCACACGAGCCTGAGATAGACGCCACCGAGGGCAGCGGCGATCTCCGCGCCCTCGGAGCACACGGACCACGCGTCCTCCAGGATCAACTGGAGCTGATCCATCGTGCCCTGGTCCTCGTACTCCACCGAAGGGGGCTCGGCGAACAGCAGCGACGCTGAGGCCTGCGCGATGTCCCCGGCGAGGGGGACGTGCACGCGCTGGCGCGGGCGGCGCGTCGTGGAGGACTGCCGCCAGAACCACCTGCGCAGCAGGGAGTAGATCTTGCGGATCGGCCGCCAGCGTTCCGCCTCAGTCGGAGTGGTGTCGGTGACGTCGGAGTAGACAGAGGTCAACTGGTCGATGTCGCCGGAGTGCCAAGCGGCCCAGATGCCGATCTGAGCGTTGACGAGGTCGAGGTGTTCAGGCGGCCACGTGATCGACTTTTCGGGGAGCGGCACTACGCCTCCTCGACGCTCAGGAGGACGCGGAGGCGGCGGACGCGCTCAGGGTTCCAGCAGCCGTGGAAACGGTCGAGGACGGTGTTGACGGCATCGTTGGGTTCGATCATGGCGGCTGCCATGAGCTTGAGCCAGTTCGCGTCCATCCAGACCGGTTCCTTGTGCCAGTGCTTCTCGTTCGGCGGGCAGGCGACCTGGACGAGCGGGGTCGAGTACGCACCTACCATGAGGTCGCACTTGGCATGGGAGGCGAGGGAACCAAGGCGCTTGGCGACGGCGGCGATCGGCTCGTCCTCGTTGTTCCATTCCAGGGGTTCCCACTCGTCGGTGACGATGATGGCGGGGTCGTGCGAGAGGCACAGGACGCGGTACGTGCTGGACACGGGCACCTCCTAGGCGAGGACGTAGGGGCGCCAGAGCGCGCGGGTGGTGTGGACGCCGTATCGGAGGGCGTCGAGGGCGTGGTCGGCGGCTTTCACGGGCGCGTCTTCGCCGCGGAGGGCTTTGTCGTCGTCCCAGGAGTAGCCGGGGATCTCGTCGAGGAGGTCCTTGCAGGACGCGTCGATCTTCAACCGGCCGAGGGAGAGGAGCGAGGAGACGGTGCGAATGCCGTCGACCACGGCGTTGTCGCCGGCGGTGACGGTGACGCCGTCGTTGTACAGCTGCTCCTTGAAGGAAGCGGCCGCGGGGTCGAGGACGAAGTACTCAGGGTTCGCGGGTATGCCTGGCATGGCGAGGGTGCCGAGCCAGCCGCGGAGGCGCTTGGACAGCTCAACGTCGGCGAGCGCACGGCGTTGGAGTTTCGAGTCCCAGCGCCACTCGGCTGCCGCGTACAGGCACCGGTCGGCTCCGAGTCCGATCAGTACCGCATCGGTGGGGTTGGTGGTGCCGTAGTCGACGCCGAGGGCGATCATGCGGATCATGTTCGGC